AGGAAGTGCGGCAGCTTGTGCTTGCAAATAAGGATTAGCCATTAAGCTTTCTCTTAGGGCTCTTTGTCTTGCAGCTTCTTGAAGTCCTTGTAACCCACCTTGTTGCGCAGCTAGTATGTTTGCCTCAGGAGTTTGTTGTAAGGCAGTTGCTGCTCCTCTTGTTAAGTTAATTAAATTAGCAATAGACATTGGGTTTCCTCCTTGAGGACTTCCGTAAGTTCCGCCTAAAAATCTTTCAAAAGGATTTCTAAATTCTCCTCCAATTCCTCCTCCCATAATTGAAGCTTGTCTTTGCTCCTGCGTCATGTCTCCATACGCTCCTCCTGATATAAATTTTCCTTCCGCGTCAGAATATATTTGTCCTTCTAAAGCCTGTTGCAAATCTTCTTTGCTTCGTTCATACAAAGGGTTTTTGCTTAATTCATAAGCTGTTTGCAAATAAGGGAGTTGTTCATACGCAGCACTTGCAAACCTAGGGTCTTGAAATCGTCCTGCTTGAAATCTTTGAAAAATTTGAGCAGGAGTAGCTGCTTGTTTCCCCATTAAAGTACTGTAATAACCTTGTGAAATGTCTGATAAGCTTGGACTAAGAGTGTCCAAGTTTAAAGGGTTGTATGTTCCGTTTGCCATGTTAGCACCTCCTGATGCGTTGTTAGTAATAGCTGCTCCATTAGCTGCTGTATTGGCTGCTGTATTGTTTGTAATAGTTGCCATTGTACCTGAGTGTGTAGCAAGTGCTTGGGTTTTGTTTGCGACTGCTTGGTCTAGAAAATTTTTGAAAGATGTGTCTTCTGAAGAAACTCCTACGTTGCCACCTACTAAAGCAGCAAGAGTTCCTGAAGCCAAAGCTTCGCTCACGGGAACCATAACCATGTTTCCAAACTCGTCTGTTACAGGTAGCTCTGTGTTCAACCTTCCACTTGTGTCTGTACCGACAGCGTTTAATATAGCTATTCTAGCCTTAGCTTCTTCTTCTTGCCTTATTAATCTTTCAGCTTCTTGGTTATAAAGAGCACTCCCCACGTTTCCTTTTTGTAAAGCTAGTTGATGTATCTGTCCTACGCTATACTCATCCCATTCAATTCTATTTATCTTTCCGTCTGCGTCTTGCCATTCTCTTCCGAACTGTGCCATATTATTTCTCCTTATATATTGTTTCTAGCGTTTGGTCTTGGTGTGTTTGGAGCTACCATGCCCTGAGGAGGTGTGGGTGTTGGGGGTGGTGCACCTGTCATTGCGTTAGGTAAAGACCTTGGGTCTATACCTCTAGCTCCGTTTTGTTGCTGAGGTTGGGGTGGTTGCTGAGGTTGCATTACCTGTTGCCTTTGCATTAACTTTTGTTGTAACACAAACATAAGTTCCCCTATATATATTTGTGCCAAATCATCCCTTCCTCTTCTTTCTGCTGCTTGTACCATTCCTAGTAAAGTTGCTTCAGGAAGTAATCTTTCTCCCTGTTGTTCTTTAATAGAAGCGTCTATCTCGTCAGTGTCCTGTAATCCAAGGATTCTGTCTCTGATATATATGTCAGGCAATAACGGGGTTTGTCCGTCTCTTGCTATCTGAGCCATGCTCATTTTCGACATATCGTCTTGCGGAAGTTGTCCTACTAAAGATAACTCCATATCGCCTGCAAGTTCTACAATTTCAGGAGATATATCTTCTTTAAAATACTCTCTGTTCATATCCTGCCCTGATAACTCCATAGAAGCAAAAGAGCCTGTAACGTATTGGTCGCACACTAACATAAGAGCCTGTTTAAACGCTTCCTCTAACGCACTAAGCCTAGGTTGGATAACTCCTGTTATTCCCTGCCTTAATGTATTAATTGCAAATCCTGATAACTGAAATGGCAAGTCTCCGTAAATACTGTGAGGAAATCCTCCTCTTTGCATTTCTCCTGAAACTAACGCCATGTAAGCTCCTGATTCCCTAGAAGATTCTAACATTCCTAAAGGTTGTACATCTTCGCCTTGTGCTAAAGATATTTCAGTACCTTCTTTGTAAGGGTCTTCATCTAATGTCTTAGACCCATCTCTTGATATAATTTTCATTCCTTGTTTTCTTGCACGAGCTGTAAGTTCTAACATTACGCTCATCATAAAATTATGCTTCTCGTAAGATTCTCTATTGTGTTTAAACACGCTTTCGCCCATATCTGCAATAGTATCGGTAATAGTAACGCCTTGTTCGTTTAACGCCTGTATCATAGGGGTTGAACCTACGGGAGCTATAAACACAGGAACTCTAGGAGAACCGTGTGGTGTAGCTTTCTTAATTACCCTTCCGTTTTCTAATACAATCATGTTTATTTCTTTGTCATAATAATCATAAACATTAATAAAATCTTCGTCAGGTCTCATACTTCCGTCTAGTCTTACGTTATAAGATTGCTCAATGTCTGTTTTGGATTTTCTAATTCTGTAACACGCCCATTCAAGTCCGTTGTCAGACGCTCCCCAATAGGTGTTCATAGCATCCCACGGAGTAATATCAACTATAGTTTTACCTTCGTTGTCTTTTCTTAAAAGGCTTCTACCTGCAAACCAACCTCTTATAGCAATTTGCCAAGACAGAACATCTTTGATTGAAGGTTTTAATGCCATTTTTTGTCTTTCGTCAGCAGATTTCATAACACCTATCATAAATTTTTCTTTCATGTTATTTGCCTGACGTTGTTGTTGGTCAGCAGAAGTGTTAGGAACTCTAATTACCATTTCACTTCCTACCAAATAATCTACAACTTTATCTGCAAACGTGCTTGGTTCGTTAGAAGTATAAGACTGAAATCCGTCTCCTGCGTCATAAGGGTCAAGAGTATACAGTTGGAAGTCTTCTTCCATTCGCCTTCTTAAAGGTTCTGTTGACTCGTGGTGCGATTCCACCATGTCTATTATTCTGTTAGCCGTAAGTCTTTTTTTACGAGCCATTTAGTTACCACCTTTTAACTCTAATAGTATTTCTGTTTTCAATATGACCATAACCAAATTGATTAATCAAGCCATAAATTAACGCTTTAACACCATGATTATACTTGTCTTCGGGCTGATTGCCAACTATGTTTCCGTCCCTGTCTGTTTTCCACTTGTAAACTTTAGTCTGTCCGTCAAATGGATTAGGGGCAGCTCCAAACTCTGATAATAAACCTTTACATCTAGGGTCAACAACTAGCCTAGGCTCTTTAGTAACAGGGTCTATTTTTAATGCAGACTTTAATCTTTCAGTCCCATCATTAATTTTAATTTTTTCTCCTGACATATAAAGTCCTGCTTGGTCTAACCATAGTTCTGCAACTGCAGGCATTGCCTGATGTTGATATCCTGCAATGTCTGTTACGCCGTATTGAACATCTTTCCACCATGGTCTGTGTTTTGCTATTTCAATTATTTCTTCTGTGATAAGTTGTTGTTCGTATATTTCGTCAATCACATAAACATGGTCATCAAATATTTGTACTATCATACAAGCATAAGCTGAAGCGTAACCGTGGTCAATCCATATATGAACAGGGTGGTCTTCTGTGTATTCAAGTTCTCTGACATGTATGTCAGCTCTGAACTCAGGAAACACCTGTCCTATAGGAGGAGAAGGTATGCCTTCGATTCTTTCCATGTAAAAATCATCTGAAGAAGCGTTTTTTAATTTTAATATTTCAGGGTCGTCTTTGCCTTCAGGGTACAAGTGAGAGTTAGAATAAGAAGGGAGGGAATAAGATTGTTCGTCACTAGACCCGTGTTGCCATGCAAGGTAAGTCTGTGGATACCAACCTAGTGACCCTTCAAAAGTTCCTGATAAAAATAACCACCCTCTTTTAGGAGCTGTTCTACCTCTAAGTCTAAAAAATGTTTCTAAGTCTAACTGACTTGCCTCACAGCCAATAATACCGTCAGGTGCTTTCATAGCAAGTGTACGAGGGTCTTTAGCTGATTTGGTTTCTATAACAGTGCCATCTGCAAGTTCAATTCTTGCAGGGTCTACTCTTTTTGAAGCTTTCTTTAAAACTCCAAGGGTTGCAAAGTCCTGTACTAAGTATTCGTATTCAGCTCTTGTTCTTTCATAATCAGCAGCGACTAACCAATATAGCCCTGCACCTTCAGTTTCAAATACTCTTGACAGTAAATATTTAGAAGCAATCATGCTTTTACCTGCCTGCTCCCCTCCTGCTACTAAGATATAGCGTTTGTCAGAATATAAAATAGGTTTTTGAAGCTCGGTAGGCGTAAAGTCTACTTTGTCCCAAATAAATTCTTTTATTTTTGTGAGCTTATTGCTCGGTGTCTGTAACAATTCCTTTGTCCCTTAACAATGTTTCTACTTCGCTTTCAAGTGTTTGGGTTTTTTTAGTTTCCTGTTTTTCTTTACTAGCTTTTTTAACTTGTTGTCTAAACTCTTGCATTAATTCTTTAGCAGGGTCGCCTGCCTGTGAATCAAATCTTCTGTATTTACTAGGGGCATTAGCGTTAAGTAATGCTAAAAGTAACGTAGGGTTAGCTTTGTAATCTTTATTTTTAGCCATTTCTGCAACTAGTTCGTGAGCATAACCTTCTAATTGTTCTACAAAACGAGTCCTTGATTCTTCAAAGGCTTCTCTAAAAGCTAAGTCGTTATCACGCCAATACTTAACTGTATTCCTGTGAATGTCACTTTCTCTGCACGCTCCCTTTATAGTTCCTTTCTTTGCATAGGCTTTTAAGAACTCTTTTTGTCTCTCTAGTGTTGTTTTCTTTTCTTTTTGGCTTGACATAGAAATTAAATATGTTTAGTATTAATATATCGTGTTGAGCTTCCTTTGACAAGACCAACACTTCGACCAACAGCGATTATGTCGTACAACTATTTTGCGATAAGCTTCAATAAATTGGGCAGGGACGGTAGAGTATCTGTAAAATAATAGCCCAAGCTTATAGAATAATTATTAATCTTTGTTTTAAACAAGCCAACAAAGAGCGGGCATACTCAATAGCAAACGCCAACTTACTCCATGGGGGGTAGGGGGGCTTATAGCAAACAAGAAAATAACTAGCTAACTAGTTATGATTCCTAGCTTAACACGCTTGCTTGAGAAAGCACCTAGCTAGTTAGCTATCATTTGGGGCTGTGTTTTTGTAGCATGGCTGTTGCAGTTTTCAACAGCCCCAAATTTATAAAGGTATTATGAAACAAAAAAAATTTAAACGGGCAAAGCCAAGAAAAAAAAATAATAATTCTCTCCCTCGGCTAGTTTTTTGGATAGGCATACTCGTTTGGGTAGCTTATATAATTTACATGGGAGTAAAACATGCAGACTTTAAATAACGATAATAGATTTGACATTGACTTAGAGTTCGGGCAGGAGACTGAAAAATATTTTAAAGACTTATTTTATGACAACAAAAACAGAGTTGAAGTAAAAACTGAACACACTATATGGCAAAAAACTAAAAACTTATTTATTGAAATATTTGACAAATCAAGAAACAAACCTACAGGAATAAGAGTAACAGAGTCTGAATGGTGGTTACAGGCATTTAGAGACAACGAATCCAAAGAACATATTTTTAGTTTGCTTGTTCCAACACCTATTTTAAAAGATATCTTAAGCAAGTGGGAAGCTAAACCTAACTTTGTTAAAGACTGTTTAAAAGAAAATGTAGGGGACAGGGGCGGAGTAACTGACGGGTATGCAATACCTGTAGAAAGAATTGTTAAAGAATTATTAAATTATAAAATAAAAAGAGAGGAATCAAATGACCAAAACAAATTATAGTGATTTATTAAAATTAAAAACAAAGCCTTCTGAAAAAGATACTTTTTTAAAAAAAGTACACTCTTTAAAGGAAGGAGATATAAAAAGATTAACTTATAAACCTTTATCTAAACACGAAGCTACTAAACAAAGAGGGAAGTATCACAGTCGTTTGTATGCACAAAATCTTACTCCTGAATACGGAATAGTTCTTAAATATACAAAAGCTAAAAAAGCTCACATTTGGTTAGTTCATTGGAAAAAAAATGACTTGGAAAAAGTAACAGAAGTCCAAAGCAGGTACAAGGTAAAAAAAACTGTAAATAAAAACCCCCGTATAAATCACAGCGAACTTAACGGTATTATACATAAAGCATTTACATATAGGGAAGAGACTGAAAACTCGCGTGTTGCTTCAGGTCTTACGCCTAAAAACCAACCTACAACAAACTTTCAAACAGTTACATCATCAACCGTTCCCAAAGTACCACAAATGACTATTGCTAGCCAAACGCATGAGCCTGATTATGGAACATTAGTATTTGACCCTGACGAAAGCCCCTTAGATATTCCCCGTGTAAGTGCTGAAAAGGTAGCAGAAAAGAAAAAAGAAGTTATTTCAGAAATAGAAAAAGATTACGATATAAAAATAGAAGACAAAAAAAACCAATCCATTGTAAAACTTGTTGAAAAAGTTAAGAATCACGGACATTGGAACATTAACTACAAAAAAAACAAAAGCTTATTAGATTGGTTTAAAGGAAAATGAAACTGAACTCTAATTATTTTTACAACGGTTACAGGTCTACACTAGAGGGGCAGGCTAGGCATTGCACTATAGAGTGGGTAAAACATGTTTATAAACAATTAAAAAAGGAAGGGAAAGCATGAGTTGCGGAGAACCAACACAACACATACCGTTTGATAATCAAATATCTGAACACACATACGAAGAATTACAACTGTTTTTAAGGGCTATTGATATAACCCCTACTAACGTAATCATGAAGAACGGAATGATAGAAAAGACTGATAAGAATTGGTACGGCAATAAGCTTAAACAAAACTATCAGGCAATACTCAAGGCTTGGGTAGAAAGAGACGATTAGTCATTACTACTTCCATAGCCCCGTCAAGGGGACGCACACGTCTTATAACACCCTTAATTGACCCTGTATGGTATAATAATCCCGTTATGAGCACAAACCCTCCTAATGGTTGACGATAATTACAATATCCCTTCTCATAACAAGAGACCTTGCTACCCTGCCCGTTGCAAGGTCTCGCCACTTAAAATAATTCCCCTTCATAACTCCCTTACGCGTACACACGCGTGCACGCACACTAGCTAGCTAGCTAGCATGCTAGCTACTAGTACACTAACTACTAGCTACTAGCTTGCAGCTAGTAAAAAAACCCTAGCTACTAGCTAGTTACTAGCATGCACTAGCTAGTTACTAGAACCCCTTTTTAGAAAAAAATTTTTGTCATAGGTATCCACTAGCCTAATATATTCTTCCTAAGACATGCCCCCTTAGCACTCTCTTGTAGCTTATCTGTCACTCCCCTTGTAGCTGTCTCCTTGCTCACTCTCACAAGGAAGCCTGTGCTAGCAAGCTAGCACATGGAATTAATTGCGGCGGGGGGAGGCACACCGCATGCCGCTTTTATACGGGACTTACAAAGCATACTAGCTTGCACGGCTAGCCCCCATGCCCGCTAGCTTCGCATGCTTACAGGCTCACAAGGGCACGCACAGGGCACACGCAAGCATGCACGGGAAGCAAATCGCTATGCTAGCCTTTTTTTAGGCACGATAGAAGCACGATTAAACATACAAAATAGCTATTATTCCGCATGTTTCAAGCTCCAAAACCAAGCAAGAAAAGCAAGCAAAACCCGCAAAGTTTTTCCCTCAACATGTCAAACAGGTTGCAACATGGACGCACTGAGACGACCTTAATACGTACACATGTACAAGGCTCTACTGAAGGGAAAAGCATGTTTAAACACGGTAGGGAAATATTATTTTTATGAAGGGAAAGGGAATAAAAGACAAAGAAAGGTTGCAAAAGGTATTGACATGAAGAATTTATTTCTTTAAATTGGAATCATTACAAATTTAAATATTAAAAAAATGAAAACACAAAATAACAGCCAAATATCAAGAGCTCCTCCCTGAGAGCAAGACATATCCATGCCCTACAGTAGCAAGTAGGGCGAAACGATAGAAAAACTATCAATGGACGTATGAAGTGGAACAGTGCCCACTAATGAGCAACAGCAAGCCCTAGAGATGTCAGGCTAGCTCCTAAGTTAAATTTTTAATAAGGAGAGGGCTAACTTGAAAGAGTAGCCCACCAACACCAAATTTTATAAAGACAAATACTGTCATTGACTGTGTAGTCAATCTGAATGAGTCCAAAAGGACGAAACAGCAAACAATAATTTCATGAGGAGGAAATCATGAGTAAGAATTTATACTGTAATATCAGTACACAAAACCCAAAACACCCGACATTTGAGCAATTACCTGAATCAACAGGAGGAGCTCATTGGGTACATGTAAGAGATAATAACGGGCTTATTAGCCAAATCGATTTGCATGTTACCAATACAGGGGATATTGTAGACGATATCTGTAGTGGAATTAACAAAATAGGCTTATTAAGCCATATAAACCAAGAAGTAGTCATATTTCAGGAGTTTAAAACCTTGACCAAAAGAGAGCAAGAGCACATTGAATACCTTGCTAAATTTTGCAAGTATGACAGAAGGGAAGACATCAACAATTCTGATGAGTTCTACGGGAAACCATACCAAGAAACTCTCTAACTGATGAGCTCATAAGAGCGAAACATTGAGGGCAAGAATGGCTTGCCCTCTAGTAGGCAAAATGTCTTAGAGTAGAAATTTATTCACTCAAATCCATGAAGGAGGAAAAATCATGGGAAACAAAAAATTAAACAGAGAAACTTATCTTGAGGTAGCCAAAGCTGAGATTAGTACACTCTTTAAATCTAAAGGCTACCCATTCAAGGCTAAAGACCTGAAGGGAATCAAGGTAACTACTTCATTTCCAACAAGTGGAGGACAATCAGCAAGTGCTCCTATAGGGCTGTGCTGTTATAACTACAACAGCAACACAGAAATCCTGATTAGTCCTGTACTAGGAGGAAAAACCATTAATGAAAGCATAGAAGTATTAGCGGTTTTAACTCATGAATTAGTGCATGCTTATCTAGGAGCAGGATTTGGTCACGGAAGAGAGTTTAAGAAGATAGCAACTTCTGTTGGGCTTACAGGGAGAATGACTTCAACAACAGCAGGGGAAGAGTTTAAGAAGTGGGCAAGGGAAACAATCAAAAAAATTGGGAAATTCCCTCATGAAAAATACGACTTGGGAGCAAGAAAGAAACAAACAACTAGACAAATCAGAGCAATTTGTGACTCAGGATTTGGAGGCTGTGATTCCAAGTGGTACGCTTCAAGAGCTCAATGGTCTAAGGGATTAGGGAAATGTGATGTGCCGAGCTGTGAAGGAACAAAAGTAATCGACAGAGAACAAAACATCAGCGAAGAAGATTACAAAGCTATAATCACTCAAGCTTACTACGCTGACTCTACCAACTTACAATACAGATAACCTGACTGATGAGCTGTGAACAGCGAAATTTGAGCGGAGCATGTTTAAACGTGCTCCGCTAAGTGTAAAAACTTTGACTTATATCAGGATAGTAATTGACTATCTAAAAATTAAATTCATGATAGGAGGAAAAAATCATGAGTAAAAGAACAATTTCTTATAATACAACTTTAGGTTTCAACATAGAGGACAGAGTGCTATGGAAAGGAGGGAAAACAGAAAAGAAAGTTATTATTGGCTTCAGTATAGACATAAATAACGAATTGTTAGCCCACTTAGTATGTCAGGACATCTATGAAGAGTGGAGTCCTAGAAACGTTAAAACACTTGGAGAAGCATATAAAAATGACTTCTTTCCTAGTCATTCATACAGAGTAGAAGTAAAGCTCCTGTATGATTACAATACGGACAACTTAAAAGTCCCGTTGTGTTTTGACGACACTAAAGGAGAGTCTTACTTGGAATACCCTGACCCTAAAGAAACTCCGAGAAGAGACGACATCAAGACAGTTGAGGACATAAGACAATTTCAAAACAAAGGGGAAAACTTTTAATCTCTAACTGACGAGCTCATAAGAGCGAAATAATACAGGGGAAGCATGTTTAAACGTGCTTCCCTTGTAGGTTATAAAACCTTGAATTATATTAGAGTAAAATTTTATTTACTTAAATTCATGATAGGAGGAAACATCATGAAAACAAAAAATTTATTAAACACAAAAAAACAAAAAGAAAAAGTAGCTAAGAAGCTCATTGAAGTGTTTGCAGAACACTCCACAGGAGATTTATTTTTGTACCTAAACGGAGAAATTTGGGACGTTGATACAAAGTTTGACCTGATTGAGCCTGAGTATTGTAAAAAATGTCAAAATTATTTTGATAATTTACAAGAAAGCTCCTGTTGGGAGAACTTGGACACATGGGGATTTTCAAGAGAAGAGAAAGAGAAAGCACAAAAGCTCGTAGATTATTGTCATGAAAACCACGAAGGAGAAACAAACAAGGACAATCCAAACTACCACGGAATAAGAGATTGTAACAGGAAAAAATGCAAATACCAAAGCGACATTCAATGGAGCTATAAAGTTAAAGAAGTAGACCACGAAACCTTTATAGGCAGAGTTGAAGGAGCATACGGCAACCCTGACACAATCACAGTAGTTTATGACGGGAACTCAGCTTGCAATACCCTAGAGTACAACGAGTTTGGAGGAAGAGACGCTTTTGTTTCAGCTATTGATAGCGTGATTCCTGAAGGCTACTACTATGAATATGGTACAAGTTGGAGTTTATACCTTGCTTCCTTAGACTAATACATAGCCCAAACAAGCCCGCTAATGCCCCAAAACGGGGCGTTAGGGCTTGGGGCTAGTGATTAACTGTCCCATGGTGTGTGCCATGGCTGAATGACGCAAAAGCAGAAACAGTTTAACAAAATTAAAACATAACGAGGAGGAACAAGTTATGGAAAACACAAATAAAATAGTTTGCAACTATTGCGATACAGTAAGGGCGTATATCCTTGTATCAAGTAACGGCGATTATGTGTGTGTCTTTTGTAATGATAAGCAAGTAAAAGAAAAGTCAATCTTTGCTAATCTATTCAACGGAAACATCACGATAACAAACTAACCATGTTTAAACACGCTGTGTAATAACGGGTATTGACAGGTTTTAACATAGCGTGATAGAATGTTTAAAAATAAAGTCTCATAAGGAGGAAACAAATGAGCAACAAAGAAAACACATACGAAATATTGTCATCTAAAGACTTTAATCAGAGAGTAAAAAGGTTTTACCCTAATCAGATTCAAATGCTATTCAGAACTCCAAAGGGTAACGATAGAAATTATGGATATGTTCTATGTAAAAATCTATTTACAAATGAAATTGTATATCCTCATTCAGCTCAATGGTTTAAAAGAAAAATAGACGCACAATTTGCACGTATAACAACAGCAGCAACAAAGGAGGAAAAACAATGGCTAAAAAAGGCATTAAACAAACCAAGTTTGTAAACGTAGATATTTCTTTTGAAGTAGAAGTATCAGAAGAGGAAGCAAACAAAGTAAAAGAAAGCCTGAATTTAATACGGGCAAGTGCTCACTTTCCACAGAAAGAAGCGAGTAATTACTACAGCGAGTTTGTGAATAGATTTATAACAGTAACAAAGGAGGGAGCTAAACACAGAATAGGAGCAGACTTAACTGTACATGATAAAAAATATTATGACAGGTAATTCCTTACTGAAGAGTTCATAAGAACGAAATAGAAGCGGGAGCGTGTTTATACATGCTCCCGCTAGGTCTCAGACCTTGGTCTATATAAGGATAAACTTTTAATTATCTATTGCTTATAAGGAGGAATATTATGAGCGAAATTATTAACGAACCCTTGGAAGATTTATCTTTCGAGGAGCAAGAAGAAAAAAAAGTGGAGCAGGCTCTTGAGCTTATTAACTCAGGGAAGTGGCTACAACTTGAAGGAAGTGTAGGGAGGTTTTGTGCTGATTATCTTGACGCTAATATAATAGTCGAAGATATAAAGAGAACAAAAGAAGAAGGTGCGATAGAGTTTAAGGACGGGTACGGCAGGCATACCAAGCAGCCTTGGTGCAAGATTGATTGGGAAGCTTTCTATGGAAATATAGAAAGGAGTTTATAATGGAGAAACAACTTAAACTAGTTCTGAAATACAACCCTGAAACAAAGCTGTTTGTAGGCAAGCTAAACAGGAGCAGATTGCAACAGGCAGCTCAAGCAGATTACCACAAAGACAGAGCTAAAAAGCAAAGTCAAATCACTAAGCAAGGAAAAACTATATCAAAGACAACCTAGATAAACCAAGCCTATCCTCCTAGGCAAGACTTAGGGAGCATGTTTAAACATGCTCCCATAGCTTTTTTAGGATAGGGCTTGACAAGCAGTAACAGGCTGTGATATAGTAAGACAATACAATTCCATAGGAGGTAAAGTATAAGAAATAAACGGGCAGAAGCCCACAACTTTTTAAAACAACAAACGCTATTTAGGAGGAAACAAATGGCAAACGAAACTAAAACAAAACAATTACCACATATCAGTAAATACCTTTATGAAATTAATAACTCTCTAACATACGAGGCAGAAAGCGAGGGAGAAAAATACCTCAAGCCTACATGGGCATGCGAAAACTTTTTTAAAGGACAAGAGAACGGCTATAGCGTAGTCTTCCCTGTTGTTTCAATAAAAGAGCTGTATAGCAAAACAGTTCCTAATAAAATTAATTGCATAAAGCTAGTTCGTCATCTTACACACCTTGGTTTGAAAGAAGCAAAAAACTTGGTAGATAAGGACTTGGAAAAGACAGGAGGGTTACAG